CCATCTTGAGGAGATTCCGGATCTTCGAGTTCCGTTTGGGGGAGGAGCCGAGGGAAATCTAATGCCTATAGACATGCTAGATTTTGCCATTGACAATTTGTTTTAGCCAATAAAATTTCTTTAATTTTCCCCACCTACCACCGGAGAAAAACCACCTCCTTGAAAATTCCAGGAAATTTCCTTGGCACCTTGGCCTTGGCACTTTAGGTCAGGGGTAATACTATACCCTGACCATAATTCAATCACCCATGGCCATCTACAAGCGACCTTATGCAACTGCTAAGAGACGCTACCGAAGGGTTAAAAGGTCTTATGCGAAGAGGAAGCGCGCTGCTACTACGATTACGAGGGCTTACAAGAAGTACAAGCGACGCGGCGGAGGAACTAAACGTCGACGCACAAGCGGACTGGTCCTGTATAATCGTTTGCTGCAACACAAGATTCGCACAGCTCTCGTGTACGCAGACACCAAGACTCTCGGACAAGGAACAGGACAGACCCACCATACATTCAGCCTCAATTCCATCGCCGACCCAGACGTCGATGGAGGAGGGCACCAACCCGCATTCCACGATAAGTGGGCCACGCTGTACACAAACTACAGAGTGATAAGGACATCGTTCGCAATCACATTCGCACCACTACGCGGATACCATGCCGTCAATGTGTTAGCCGGAGGCACAGCATCGGGGGAATCCCTCCCAGTGGTCGACGGCAGCCACAACGATCAACTGTTCCTACCCGGGCTTGTCGGGTTTGAGGTCAATGATCAAAATGGTATCCAACAGTGGGAGGCACAAGACAAGAACATCATTCGTGAGGTCGGGTGGAAGAAAAACTGTCAGTGGAAGTATACCTCCACCGATCCTAACAGGACGTACACGTTCACGTCATCATTCTCGCCACGGGAGTACCTGGACGACCCCGAAGCCGCAAACCTTGCATCAACGTTTGGGTCTAACCCAAACGCCAGCAACACGGGATACCTGCATGTCTGCAAGATGTCAAAGGACGGGAACACGATGAGCGCATACAGGTTTGACATTCGTCTCACGTTCGTTGTTGAGCTCACAGATCCGATTGGAGTGGAAAACGAGAACTAGGCGTTGGAATGGCGTCCGTGCTTCGCACTCCCGCTTTTCTATTTTTGTTTCTGAACCTGCGGCAGCAGTACAAGTACGAGGGCCGGCGTGCGGCAGGCACGCTCGCTCTGCTCGCTGGGCTCGTTCCTCGCCCGCCTTTGCCAGGCCCCGCGGAGACACACAGTCTCGTCGCTTCGCGACTCGTAGTCGTTGTTGTTGTTATAAAAATAAATTCGAAATCTATTTTAGTTTTTCTATTTTTAGTAGCCAATCATAGCTTGGCTCGTTTTCCGCCAATCAGTTATCAGATCACCCGATCCGTCCGGATCCGGATCCGGATCTGTTGGTTGGCACTCGTGGTCATTATTCTATTTCCAAACAATCAACATGCCAAACCATAAGTTCAAGAACTGGACCTTCACCCTCAACAACTACACTGAGATCGAACGAGACGCTCTGAAAGCATGTGGAGAACTCGTACGCTACATGGTTGTTGGGGAAGAAGTTGGAGAGAGTGGTACACCACACCTTCAAGGTTTTGTAACCATGAAGAATGCGTGCCGCTTCAATTCTATGAAGCAACTAATTGGAGACCGTGCTCACATAGAGCCCGCGAAAGGGAATGTCGAGCAAAACTTCAAGTATTGCACGAAGGACGGCAAGTTCTGGGAGGTCAACGATCGTCCCAAGTTCCCAAAGGAAAAAGGAGAGCGAAAGAAGCGCCGTTACCAGGACGCGTGGAACGCTGCTGTGGCCGGCGACATCGAATCCATCGATGCAGACATACGTTTGCGCCACTACCACACCCTGAAAAAGATCCGTATGGACGCTATCCTCCAGGAGGAGCTGGAGGATACAGAGGAGTCCATGCTGTGGTACTACGGAGAAAGTGGCAGCGGTAAGTCCCGCAAAGCACGCACTGAACATCCCGATGCGTACTTAAAATGCTGCAACAAATGGTGGGATGGGTACATTGACCAGGACACGGTCATCATCGAGGACTTCGACAAGAAGCACGAGGTCCTCGTCCACCACCTCAAGATCTGGGCGGACAGGTACCCGTTTCCTGCGGAAGTCAAGGGTTCAACGGTGAAGATACGGCCGAGGAGATTGATCGTCACTTCGAACTATCATCCCCAGGATATCTGGACGGGTGCCAAAGACTTGGATCCCATCTTGAGGAGATTCCGGATCTTCGAGTTCCGTTTGGGGGAGGAGCCGAGGGAAATCTAATGCCTATAGACATGCTAGATTTTGCCATTGACAATTTGTTTTAGCCAATAAAATTTCTTTAATTTTCCCCACCTACCACCGG